CACGGATGCGACGATGTCCGCTTTATTCTCATTAACGGCCTCTCTCGTGAGCATCATCTGTTGATACTCTCCGATCGTCAACTCACGCTCCTCTCGCTCCCATCCGGTCACTTTTTCCCCGTCCTGCTCGGTCTTTGTTACTTCCTTGATTTTCCGTCTCTGATAGACCGTTTCCGGAGACGAGGTTGTGTCGAACTCCTCCGGCATCACCGCCTCCGTTCCGAACACCGTTCTCCATTCTTTCACGTTTCTTTCTCTCCTCTCTCTTTGAATGCTTGCTCACTATTTTTTTCAGTTTCTTCACGTTCACATTCGGCTTTATCCTTTGCAGATACATGTCGTATGTGTCCGTATGGTCTATGTATCCCATGTACGAGAGCATCACCGTCGCATCATACCATGTTATCCGGTCTTTCTTTGCCATCCGGTTCGCTTTTCTCGTCGTGCTCAACATGATGGATTCCCTCAAGATAGTCTTATCGTGATAGAACTGGAATCCCATAAAATCAAGCGGTCGGCCTTTCCTCTTTCCGGTTTTCCTTCATCTCGATATAATCGAATCGGAACACTTGATGATTGTATTTCATGAGCAGATGAAAATGTTCATTCAGATAAACCTCGATCGCCTGCTGCATCCGGTGCAGTTCCTTTTTGTTTCTCCCGAAAATCACCATGTCATCCATATACCGGACATAATGTGCCGCGTGTAATTCTTCTTTGATGTAGTGGTCGAGCGGCTGCAACATGAAATTTGAAAACCACTGCGATGTCACAAATCCCAACGGCAACCCCTGCTCGCATCCGTCTATGATTAAATAGATCAGATTCAGCATTCTCTTGTCTCGGATTTTCGATGCAATCCACTCTTTGAGGATGTCATGATCGACAGATTCGTAAAAGTGCCGGATGTCCATTTTCAGAACATATTTGCAGTTCCTTATGTCTCCGTGAATCCATCTCTCGATGTACTTCTTTCCGTAGTGCGCACCACGCTCCGGAATGCTCCCACACACTAAACCATACATGCCCTGCATCATAATGTCTTTACATCCATTGATGACGCAGTGATGGACGACCTGCTCGTAATTATAGCGAGGCTTTTCGATGTCTCTTGTTTTCTTTGACGACCCCTCGTTGATTCTCTGTTTCGCATGTCTTGCCGGATGCCACGCACTTTCCGGATGCAGGACACCCATCCCCTCTGGCGCGGTGTTTTCCAACTGTTCAATGAGGAATTTCACATGTCCGTCGAGGTTCTCCGGTTTGAGAATCTTTGCAACATCCGGACGCTCGTTCTTTCCCTTTGCTGCATTACGGAACATTTTCTCGACATTGCTATGCTCAAGCATAGGCTTATACAGGTTATTGACGGATTTCTTTCCCATTTCTTTCTTATCACCTCAAGGTCTTTCGGTATCACTTACTAGACCCTGCCTGCTGCGGTATGATGTCCACTCAATAGACGTGTCTCAACGTCCTGCGGTGTAGGAGAACGACGAGCATTTGATGAAATGCTCCGTCATTGATAAGATTGGCTCGCCCCGATGTTCGCGTTCACGTTCGTCGCAAGGTTGTTCAAATTCCAGTACGACAGGCCGCACTTCGTGCCATTGCTGCGGTTGCCGCCAAACAGGGCAAGGGTCGCTCGTCGAACCCCCTCATTATATCCTCACTGTTTTGGGTCGTCGGTAAAATTACGCTGCAAATTCTACCACGATTTTTCTGTTTTGTGTCGATTCCGTCTCCGGTTTCCAATATCGTGGAAATGCTAAAAACCGGACAACTCGGAGGGTAAACCCTCCGAACCTCCCTTTTCGGGGGAGAAATCTCCCCCGTTCCCCCTCTGCCGCTACGCGGCCACAGGCGGTTTACAAGAAAGGCTCGCCCCGACGTTCGCGGACACGGACGTCGCAAGGTTGTGCAAATGCCAGTACGACAGGCCGCACCCCGTGCCACCGCCGCGGACGCCGCCAAACAGGGCAACATCGACCTGCGCGTTATTGAACCAAAAACCATCGCACTCATACGTCGTTTCACTGCCGGACGCAACCGCAGGAATCCGGCCTCCGTCTGTCATCTCCATCTTGTTGATATATCCTCCGGATGTTCCGGATGGTGTCACTCCCGTGTTGATATATCCTGCTCCGGTGCTGTCATACGGCGGCACAAACTTCACCTTGACGATTCCTTTGTCATTTATCAGACCGCGAATCCGTTTCCAGTAATTTCCGAAAAAGTTCTCACAATAGAACAGTTTCACTCCATTGGTCGCACTGCTATATCCATAGAACTGACCGAGGCCGTTCATTGTTCCGGTCTCGAGGAAATCGTTCGCATTGCTGCATCCTGCGCCGAATGATGCCTGTGAGTTCGTACTTTTTGAGATCAGAGTACACATTTCATACATGAGATTACACTCGGAAAATGAGAGTTTATCCCACCTGTCGCCGTTCTGCTGCGCCGCCGTTGTCTCCTGTGCATCCGTGAGGCTTGCCGACACCGTCTGACCGGATAGAGACCGCATCCTGTTATTTGTGACACTGCCCTCATACATCGGGAAATACGTCACAGGCAGGATGTTCCCGTCTGCGTCTGTGTGAGCGTATGCGTGATATGTTTCATCAAACTGTGTCTCGCAGAAAATCACATAGTGATAATTCTTGACCGCGTACCTCTTGACCCAAATCAAAGGAATCTCCGACATCGCGTTTCCTGCGTATGCAACGGATGTGATGTCACTTGCTCCTCCCGTCAGTTTGAGGGCGTGATTCTCGTGGTTCAGTTCATAGTCGACCGACCCGTCATTATTGAGCATGACCGGACGATTGTCTCTGACGAACCAAATATCTCCCCAATCCCCATAGTCAAACATCCCTACCGAGAAATTCATCTTTGCAGGTGTCATCCCAACCGCATCGTACAGATACGTCACCCTTGTCGCCGGATTGCTGTCGGCCAGATTGATTCGCATTCCATATCGTTTCGGCTTTTCTGCTGCTCCTGCGAGGATTTTCTCTGTATTCGCAAGTATTTCCTGCGACGTTTCCTCCTTTGCCATGAAAATTCTGTCTCCTGCTGCCATTATTCACTTACCTCCTCATTACTTTCGTTTCCGGATTCCTCCGGTGAATCGCCGCCTCCGTTCTCCGGTGCTACTGCCTTTTCGTCGATCTCCTCAAAATAGAGCGAACCGTTTGAAATCCCCATCCGGTAATCAATCTTCGTCTCGTCATCCTGCAACTCGACCGTGATCGCCTGCTGCTCCATCCTCTTGAGCATCTCCTCTCCCCTGTTCACCATGTCCTCGTAATACTTTTTCGCATTGGTGTCCATTCCGGTCTTGATGTCATTGATTGCCTCGATGTCCACTGCGACAGGCAGGTTCATAAATGCACTTACCCCGTCGCCGACACGGATGACGCGATGACCCTCCTCGGTAATTTCGAGACCGAGTTCGCCATCATCAAGCACTCTCTCCGATGCCGTCCAGTTCGCCGTTGTGTCCTTTTTAATTCTGATTGTTGCGGTTGCCATTACCCTCTCACCTCTTTTCTAAATCGTGTGCGCTCTGCCTGCGTTATATTTATCATAGTCCGTTGAAAACGCCGTTCCTCCGTCTATGAGCAGGAACTCCCTGCTCTTTGCCGTTCCTCCGTCTATGGTGATGTTGATGTCTGTTTCGAGTGCTCTGATTCTCTCATAATAGTCCTTGACTTCATTGAGAATCGCATTCAGTCCGGACATGTCAATGGCGACTTTCCGCGCGGCCTCCGTTGCTTTTACGCAGGCCGCAGTCTTTTCGATCGCATCCTGCGTCGCCTCAATGCAGTCTTTGACCGCTGCCGCCGTCCTGTCCTCCCGTTGGCTTTCTTTGATCTCCCTTGCCTTTTCCTGCGCCACTCTGACGGCCTCTGCTGCCTCGCGCAGTGCCTCGGCTGCATTGATACGCTCGGATGTCTCCTGCGCCATCTGTAACGCCTCACGCGCCGCATAAATTGCATTCTCAAGTCTTGTATATTCTTCCGAGGAAATGATCGTCTCGTCGACCCTCTGTGACGGATAGATTTCCAGTTCAAAGGACGCACTTGACAGGAGTGCTCCATTCTGATACAGTTCCACATCACAAAGAGCCGTTCCATGAACAGCGAGCATCTGACGAGTGAGTGGTATGAGTGCCTCATTTTTCTGACGGGTGCAGTCATTCCACACTCTTTTCTCGTCCGGCTTTCTCATAGCCACAGCGATCTCAACATCTTTCGGAATTTCCCACTCAACGCCGTCGACTTTCAGCGTCACTCCGACATAACGTGTCGCCATGTCCAACTGTTTCGCCGCCACTGCATACCTTTTCACATCTCCATACAGATCAACTTTTATATGTCTGATGATATTCATTCATCCTCACCTCCGTCCTGTTCTGTCTCTCCTGCCTCCGCAAATATGTCCTCGTATTCGCTCAAATAACCCGTTTTCTCCGCAATCCATGCAATTCTGTCTTTGAGGTTATTTGCCGTCTCCTCTGCGGTTTTCTGCGTGTCATAGAGGCTCTTTTTCGTCGCATACATCTCCGCGATCGAGATTGCCTCATTCGTGATCGCCTCCGTGAGCATTTCCTCCACCTGCGTGGTTGTGGAATAACTTTCAAGCGTATCAATGAGGACTTTTTCTGATTCCTCCACAGCGGCATCCTTTGCCGACTGTGCCTCCGCTTTTGTTGCATACAGTTGACGCATCGTGTCGTCGACTGCTGCCTCCACCGCTGCCCTTATCTGCGCGGCCATCTTTTGAAGTTCCTCGCTGTTTCCGACCGCATCATTAAGAGTTTCTGTCGCCGCACTTGATGCCACCGCCGAAATCTCTGCCGCCTGCAATTCCTGCTCCTGCTTTTGCAATTCCTCGAACGAAAGCCTTGTATTTGCAAGTTCACATTTGTTTGCATCCGGATTCTCCGGATACTCATACATCTTCACAACTCGATGCCTTTCCCGAATCCTCTCTGACTTTGAGATCAGCATGACCGTGTCTCCGAGATCAAATC